ACCAGAACACAGAATAGACTTTGTATATAACGATACACCCCATATAGTATATAGGGATCCTAAGTATACCATATATAGACTAATACATATGATTAAGGTATAACATTTGAAATCATATTGTAGATATGCCAAAAAATATTTTAAAAAATCTGGAAGGACTTACCCCAGACGAAAGTAGTCAATTACTTGAACTTGAAAGAAGTGTTGCTTTAGATGAGGCTCGTCCAAATATTACAAATAATTTTTTGAGTTTTGTTAAGTACGTTTGGCCAGAATTCATTGAAGGTTCTCACCATAAAATTATTAATAAAAAATTTAATGATTTGGCTAGTGGTAAAACTAAACGTCTTATTATTAACATGCCGCCTAGACACACTAAGTCAGAGTTTGCATCTTACCTTTTACCAGCTTGGATGATTGGTAAAGATCCAAAATTAAAAATTATTCAAGCAACCCACACAGCCGACTTAGCTATTGACTTTGGTCGTAAGACTAAAAACCTGGTCGACGATCCCCGATACCGGGAGCTGTTTTCAACGAGACTGCAAGAAGATAGTCAGGCAGCAGGGAAATGGAAAACGGAACAAGGGGGCGAATACTTTGCAGCTGGTGTTGGTGGAGCTATCACCGGTCGTGGTGCTAATCTATTAATCATTGATGATCCTCACAAGGAACAAGATATAAGAGCAGATGGTAAAGCGTTTGAGAAAGCTATTAACTGGTATACATCAGGACCACGTCAGCGTTTACAACCGGGTGGAGCAATTGTAATCGTAATGACCAGGTGGTCAACAAAAGACGTGACCGGTCAATTATTAAAAGCACAATCGGAGGAAGGATCAGATCAATGGGAAGTAGTAGAACTACCAGCCCTGTTGCCGGATGGGAAACCCGTGTGGCCTGAATTCTGGACAGCAGAAGAATTACTTAAGACTAAAGCATCTATACCTGTTTCAAATTGGCTGGCGCAGTACATGCAATCTCCGACCGGGGAAGAGGGAGCTTTAATCAAAAGAGACTGGTGGAAAGATTGGACTGGCAAAAATCCACCTAAAGTAGACTACATTATTCAAAGTTATGACACAGCTTTTACCAAAGGCACAAAATCAGATTACTCAGCTATAACTACTTGGGGCGTATTTGAAACTGAAACAGATGGACAGAATATAATATTACTAGATGCATTTAAAGATAGGTACGAGTTTCCAGAACTAAGACGTGTAGCTTATCAGCAGTATTTAGATTGGAAACCTGACATGGTAATCATTGAAGCAAAAGCCTCAGGACTACCTTTAACTCACGAACTTAGACAAATGGATATCCCCGTAATTAACTTTACTCCTTCACGTGGAAATGATAAGCATGTAAGAGTAAATTCTGTAGCCCCTCTTTTTGAGAGTGGCAAAATATGGGCTCCTATGCACGAACACTTTGCACAGGAAGTCGTAGAGGAATGTGCATCTTTCCCATTTGGGGAACATGATGACTACGTAGATAGCACAACACAAGCTATCATGAGAATTAGACAGGGGGGTATGGTTCGTCACCCTGAAGATTACAAAGAAGAACCATTGGTTAAAGGGGAAATAAAATATTATGGCTAAAGGCTTAATTGAAATCGCAATACAACTAGGATCTAAACTTGGTGCTAACACATCCAAGTTCCTCGGTACCAGATCTAATGTTAGTTTTCTGGGATCAGGGCCCAAGGATGGTATGCTATTTCAAAAAGAAATTAACCCAGAATCTTTTGCAACTTTAGGCATTGAAAAAGTTTTACCGGACATCGAGTCTTCTCTAGCTTACGCTGCAGGTGGTAAGTTAGATGATTATCAACTAAGCAGATTAATTAAAAATTTAAAAACGATGGATGAAACCATTAATCCAACTAACGTTTTGGAGATGGGTAATGTTTCAAAAGGACTAACAGATTTAGATGAATTAAATTTTACAAGAGATGCTGTCGTAGCAAAAAGAGCAATTGATAATAGTCCATCAGTTTCTACAGGAGGAAATAGTGAAATAGCCAGAGAGTCATATAAAAACATGGATGAATTTTTAAAGTCCAGAGGCGATGGTGGTCTAGATTCATTGAGAGCTAAATCAGGGCTCGGGGAACGACAACTAACTGAAGCAGCTAGTGATGTTAAATCAATTGACGATGCAGCAGCCGGTGTTAACGCAGCGGACGCAGCAGCAGACACAAGTCCATTAATGTCTAAAATAGAAAATAGAATCGGTGGAATGAGAGATGAGACGGAAGCGGCAACAGGGATCATGAAAACGATTGATAAAGTAGATCTTCCAGGCAAACGTGCAGCATCTAGAGAATTTTTAGTTAACAGTTTAAAAGTTGGAGATGACTATCCATCAACTACATTATCAGATATCATGTCGGCAGAAGATATGAAATTTATTATGGAAGGTGGCGGTGGAGTAATGGGTGATCCTATTGTTCTAGTACAAAAGTATTTTGGTCCAAGAATCGCTGAAATGATTCCTAATGGTGGAACAACTGAAGAGATTTCAATCTTTACAAAAAGAGTTTTAAACAACGTAGAAGATGCCAAAGGCCTTAGACCAGATGATCCTGATTTTGATGCTATGACTGCAAGATTTATAGATGAGTTTACGCCACCTGGAGGTGGACAACCATTTGCAAAAGGCGGACTAGCTAAAATCCTGGAGCTGTAATGCCGGCTTCTAAGATGACACCCGAAATAGAAAGAATCATTATAGAATTATATACTGGAACTCATCCTGAATACCCTGGTAAAAAATTTGGTGCAGAAGCAATATCAACTATATTATTAGAAAAACACGGTATTACTTTAACCAGAGCTCCTGTTGGCAGACATATTAAAAAATTAATAGAAAATGAAACTTTAGTAAAAGTTCCAGGTATAGAAAAGGCTGCTACTATTGCTCAAAGAGGACCGGATTATGGTAAGGTACCTAATAACTACATGGTTGTAAAAGAGATAACCAAAAATAATAGAATACAATCTCCCGGTAGATATCCTGAGGATAAAAAATTTAAAGTTCAACTTAGAAAAGACGGGAAGTCAACAATGGTTTATTTTAATACTAGAGCTGAAGGAGAACTTGCAATTGCAGAAAATTCCTACGTTCCAGTAGATCCAAAAGATGCTAAAGCTAGAGTTGCAAAAACAAGAAGAGCTAATTTAAAAGAAGTAACTAAGGGTTCTAGTGCAGCAGACAAAACTAATATTAAAACTATTGAAGGTGGTATTAAAAAATTAAATTTATATTTTAAAAATAGTCCTGAACTAATTAATAACTCTAACTTTGGTAAAAATGTTAAATCAATGTTAGCATTAAGACTAGATAAAGATTCAGGTAATCCATATTCTAAACTACAATCTGATAGTTATTATTTAAAGAAAGCCAAACAAGGACAGTTATTTGATCTATTTGATGTTAACCCTGTAGCAGGTAAAAAACCCGGAGGTAGGTTTTCAACTAATGTAAATGTTACTCCAAATACATTTAATAGAGCTTTCGTTGGTTCTCAATTAACCAATTTTTTTAATAAAGGTGTTAATGAAGATACCGTTTCTAGTTTAGATAAAATGTTTAAAGATATGAATGTTAGAGTTGATTTACCCAACGTAGGTAAAATTGGTGCAGCGGCTGGAGTGGGCTTTGATAGTAAGACAGGTAGATTTCCAACAGTTGATAAAACTTTACAAATCCTTGAAGCACCTGAAAAAGTAAGAAATTTTTTTATACAAGAAGCAACAGTACCCAATAGCCCGATCTGTAATATAGTTGCAAAAAGAAAAGCTGATGGTGGTAGAATAGCTTTTGCTAATGGAAGTAATTGTGCAATAGAGGTAGCGGAAGCTTTTGATAAAAATCCTAAAGGATTTGCTCAAGAAGTAAATAAACTACCTGAGGAATCAGGAGCTTTTAACAAAGTTAAATCTGTAGCCAGTAAATTTTTATCTGTTGCCAAAAAAGGTGGAAGGTTTGGAGCGTTAGCTGCAGTAGGTGCAGCCGGTGCAGGACTTGTAAAACAATTTACATCAGACGATCCAACAAGTTATTTATCAGATGAGAACCAACAAAAGAATATGTTGATAGATATGGTAACAGAACCAGTTATGGAAGAAACTGATCCGGGTATAACATCAAGTGCCCAGTTGCCTGTTCTAGGAGCCGTGACTGCAGCAGGTGCAATACCAGGTGGTGCAGAATATTATAAAGATAGACGTGGTATTAGACCAAACGATAAATTTACCGGACCGATGAAAAAAGGTGTTGGAAAAATAAGAGCAGCTGCAAGTCCTATTAGTGGGTTGCTTGGAAAAGGACTCGCTGCTACGGGAACACCATTAGGAATGTTAGCTCTTGAACCATTGTACATTGGTTCACAACTTGCTGCAGGAGATTCAGTTGGTGAAATTGCAACTAATCCATTAAATTATTTAGGTGCAGCTTTTGCCGGACCATTAACACAACAAGCTACAAAATTTACATCACCTGCAGTTTCAAGTATTATGAGATTAGGCATAAGTCCTACAATGCTTAAAACAGTATCAAGAAGATTTGGCTTACCGGGTCTTGCATTATCGGCTGGTGTTAGTGGCTATGAAATGTATCAAAACAAAAAAGCAGGAAGGGGGTTATTCGATGACGGTTAAAAATAAAACACTTGTGGTAAATATGCAACACGTTAAATTTAATGAAATCCCACCATTAAAGGGACCAGACTCACAAGGCTTGAATGTTCCATTAAAACAAGCTACAACAATAAAGAACTCGGAGAATATAAATGGAGAAGGTCACGGAGATAACTTAGCAGAATTATTACCTGAATCTGTTTTAGGAAAACTAGGTTCAGAACTTGCAGAAAATTATCAAACTTATAAATCAGCAAGAAAAGATTGGGAAGATTCTTATACAAAAGGTTTAGACCTTTTAGGATTTAAATATGAAAACCCAACTCAACCCTTTCAAGGAGCAAGTGGTGCAACTCACCCAGTTCTTGCAGAAGCGGTTACACAGTTTCAAGCACAAGCATACAAAGAATTATTACCAGCTACTGGACCAGTACACACTCAAGTTATTGGATTAATAAACAGACAAAAAGAAGATCAAGCACAACGTGTCAAAGAATTCATGAACTATCAACTCATGGACGTGATGAAAGAGTACGAACCCGAGTTCGATCAAATGCTTTTTTATCTCCCTCTTAGCGGCTCTTCGTTTAAGAAAGTTTATTACGATGAACTACTTGGAAGAGCCGTTTCAAA